GTGGCGGAATGCGTTGCGGAACCGTTATCTAGAAAAGACATTCGTCGTATGGCGAACTTGATAAGACTCATAGAGGGGAGTTCAAATGAATTGTATTTTGATATTGTGCATTTTTTAGAAGTGACATTACCAAGAGTCGATGAAGGATTTTCACTTGTAGTAAAAACGAAATCTGAAATGGGAGAATGTCATGGTCTGACTTTTCCAGATAAGAATGAGATTCAGATTAGAGAAGATGTGTATGACAGAGCGTGTGAGGGAAGCGGAAGAGATCGATTGACAATGGCACATGAATTATTTCATTTATTACAGCACACAAGGGAAAATATAAGTTTTGCACGTATGGAAGGAGAAGTAAAAACTTATATGAATCCAGAATGGCAGGCGGATGCATTTGGAGGAGAATTACTTATCCCGCATGATTTGATACATGGAATGACTGCAACAGAAATAGCGATAGAATGTGAAGTATCGCTTGCAGCAGCTCGATGTCAAATGAATAGATAGATATGTTTAAGCTGAAAAAGCTTTAATATATAGAAAAAACCAAGCATAAAAATGCTTGGCACGACCAAAAGTAGTACTACTTTGTGGCTAGTTTTACTTTTCCCTAGACAGTTAAAGTATAACATTGTAGTACCACTTTTGCAAGTGAAAATTGCGAAAGGAGGTAGTGCGATGTACATATTTAGAGCATCAATAACTACAAAAGACGGGCAGAAAATCTATGCTAAAGATCATGGGAAAAAAGCCTTTCGTATTTGGGTAGGTCCTGGACCAGAACCAAAAAAGAAAAAATAATTTAAGATAAAAAGTGTGTCTTAACTAGCCAGATACACTCATTTCAGAAACTATATTTAATGTAGAAGAAAGGAGTGTAAGCAATGGCCAAGACAAAAAATAGTGTTCGAGGTAAGCAGAACAAAAAAATTGTTCCAGTAAAATCTTATAAAAGATGTGATGGAACTATAGTTCGTGCACATAGAAGATCAACACCAAATTAAAAATATCAAAAAAGAGCTCAGTTTTGGGCTCTTTTTATTATACAAAATTATTTGATTTTCAAGATTTCTTCCATCAACCATTCTCTTTTTCGTTTCGTATAAGTGTTTTCTGTAATGTCTTTTATTTTATGTCCCATGATACGTTTTACAGCATATTCATTTACATCGGCAGCCTTTGCCATTGTTGCGAACTGGATGCGGCCATCATGAGCACGATGATCTGGATTTAATTCTAACTGTTCAATGATCTTATCAACTCTATGACGATATTTATCGTATGTAAGTTTCAAACTAGATCGATGAGTTTTAGTGTCAGTGCAATTGATCAAGTATTCACTTCCTAATTTTTGAGCTTCCCGGTAACGATATTTTACTAAGCTACGAATTTTTGGATGAATCGGAACCGCACGATCTTTTCCGGCATCGGTTTTCATACCACCGACGATAAACCAATTCTCTAAATCGACATTTTCCAACTTTAACAATCCTAATTCCTGTGGTCGCCAACCAGAGTAGCACTGGATTAATAAGACATCGACATAATCCACATCATACAAGTTATTCCATAATTTCTGCATTTCCTCATCCGTGAAGTCAATATGATCTTTCTTTTCTTCCTCTACGTCTTTAATAATATCATCGGATAATTTAAAGGTTCTTGCATAGTTTTTGGCGACAATATCATTCTCATTTGCATAATCAAGCATTAAGTTGAACAGAGACTTGATCTTAGTTTTTGTGGTAGGAGAAGGATGTTTTTCTTTTCCATCAACTTCATATGTACCTTCTTCCATACAGCCTTTAATATGTCGGGGCCTTAGATCCTTAGCACGCATCTTGTAAATGGAAGAACAGTAGTTCCAAGCTGACTTGATTGTTCGTTCACTGGAATGAGAGGTTAGAGTTTTAAAGTACTCTTCGGTCCATTTCTCATACAGCTCTTCAACAGTCAGATCATCATCTAAGTCATATGGATTCTTATTATATTCAACTAAGGCAGCATAAGCTTCGTTATAAGTCTTGAAAAATGCAACAGGTTTAAGTAGTTTACGAATCGGTCTGCCATAAAAATCTTTTCCTACGGTAATCATCGCACGAAAAGGTTTGTATAGGTTACCGGTTTTGATTTCAGATATCTGGCCGAAACCATTTGGAAGTTTTTTTCGTCTTCGCTGTTTGGTTCGTTGCTTTTTGGCAGTAGTTGTTTGTAGAGGATATCCGCAGTGAGGGCAAGCAATTGCATGATCACTTACCTGCAGATCGCATTCTGGACATTTGATCAGTGCCATATATCATCATTCCTTTCTTAAAAAAATGTATAAAAATAACGTCTTGCCAGACGTTAGAAAGAAATGGTATAATCTATTTGTTCAGGATAGGTATACCGTTTCGATCTAACGATCGACATGGAAATCTATGAAAGCAGTCTCAGAAATGAGGCTGTTTTTGTTTTGACCATTTTGGTGGAATCACCGAAATGGTATTTATATAACGTAAAAGACCCCGTATTTCTACGAGGTCTTCACATAATAAACTTATATCTTCATTAATGCCCTATAGGCGATGTTTAGACAGAATCTTTCTGCCTACAGCTTATTATAATAAATATTATGCTCGTAGTCAATAAAAAATAACACAAATTGTGATAAAAATATCAAAATATATATAAATCTTTTATTTTATTATTTATTTTTTCCATTTGTTCTTGAGATAAAGTAATTCCAGATAAAACACCGTTTAAATTTTTAGGATCATAAATCCGTATTTTACTAACAGTTGTTATCTGATTGATAAGAGCTATACTACCTTCTTTCATTTGTGAGATTTCTTTTTCAATTTTTTCTAAGTTTATTATTTTTTCGTTATTTTCATTTCTTTTAATAGTTAGATCATCCAACATTTGCTGTGCGATTTCTAATTCTTGCATAGCTTCTAAAAGTTTTTTATCGAATGGTTTTTCTTGTGCGTGTAAAGCATTGGCTTCGGCAGTAGTTTTTTCTGTTAATGAAACGAGAGTTCCAACTATTGTAATCATTGATTTTAATTCGGCTTGTTCTTCTAATAATGCTTTTTGGACAGTATCATGTTTAATTTTTAACAGTCGATATATATCATTTCCAAGGAAAATATTATTTTCATGAATTGTTTTATCTTGCTTAATCGAAGTTAAAGGAACAACTGTTACGACAGGGGAATTATGGGCATTGTGCTTATCAAGAACGACTGCATAATGGAGACCACCATATTCGCTTCCAATATTGAAACCGAAATTCAATTTAATAATATTTCCTCGCTTATAGGCAATATTTCTAGTTGGATTAAATTTCTCTTCATAATTGATCATGCGAACATAATCTTTAAGCCAGTAAGAAATTAAATTGGCTTTTTTTAGATGGTTGCCAGAAGGATCATTTATGTAATATTCTAGTTGTTTATTTAAAGCACGGATTGCTGATTTTTTATTTTGAATTACATCCTCTTTCGTAAAAGGTCTAGACAATGTAATCACCTCCTCATTATATTTTCAAAGTTCAGTTGTTGCGATGTCGCAATATTCCGTCCAGTTGGTAGCTGGGCGGTTTTTAATTATAAATCCGGAAGATTATCAAGAAGTTTCCAGAGATTGTCTGAGTATTTTTGATACGGAAAATAATAGTTGCTTTTAGGAGCAGGCGCACCATTTTTATCAAGGATTTGTTTTAAACGCACAGTTTGTCCGTCAAGTTTTTTCCATGTCTTTTTAAAATTAGAATAGCGTTTTCCTTGTACAGAATAAACATATTTGTTATAAGAATTTCGCTTCTTGTATTTAGTATTTAATCTAGATATAGTTTTATTAATATCCATTTTCTCGCCAACTGAATTTGTACCATCTTCAATATAATGATAAATATCACAATATCCATTATTCCAAATATCTTCACATTGCCAATCATAAGCATCCCATAATTTGTTAGTTATTGATTTATTACTTCGCACAGAAACCTTGCATTTTATCTTCTTTCCATTTACCTTCGCAGTAATGTAAGTTGTTCCAGATTTCTTAGCAGTGATTTTCCCATCCTTATTTACTGCAGCAATTTTCTTCTTACTAGAACTCCATTTAGCTTTCTTTTTTGTTCCATTAACTTTCAAAGTGTATGTATTTTTTGCCGGCAATGTGACGAAAGTTTTATTTAGCTTTATGTCTTGATTTGCGTGCACTGGAACAGCTGATAATAATACCAATGATGATACAAGACAAAAAATTCTTTTTCGCATACATTTCTCCTTTGTTCTAAATTAGATAGCATCTTTAATAGTATTTGACAACAAAGAGGAATTAGATATTTCTTCTTCGGATAACGATTGTCGATACTCTTCGGCTAGAATAGTTCGTTTAAATTCCGCTGTAGGGTCAATATCATTTACTATTTGTTCTAACTCGTCAATAGATGTCTTGAAAAATTCTTTTCTCATATTTACCTTGTTTACTCGTTTGTTGTTCAAAATTTCATGCAATTTATTCTCGAGAGCAACAGCATCATCAGAAAATATAAAACTATGTACATCAAATTTAAATGGAACAGAGGCACTTCCTAATTCGTCTACTCGGTCCTGGGGTTCTAGCCTTCTTGTCATTCCAATTTTGAATATATTTTCTCCAAAAGATCCAACATTGCTTATAATGTATACATTTCCGGCTTTACCCTGTGCTAATGTTGCAATTTCCTCTTTTTTTACAATAACATTTGCTAATTGAGATTCTAATTCTAAAATTCTTGATTTTAATAAATCAGATTCTTGTTCGGATGCATCAGATAGTTGTTTATTTAGTTTTTGGATTTCAGAGTTATACTTAGATTCTTCTTGTTCAATTTTCTTTCTTTCTGCTTCTAAGGCTTTTCTTTCAGCGGCTTCTTGTCGCATTTGTTCTCGGAGAGCTTTTTGTTCTTGTTTTGCCTGTTCGCGTCTTACATAATAGTTATATTCAATTTTTACAGCGTTAATAAATAAGTATTCCATTTGGCCGATGAATTTAGTAAGGGTTCCGACTATGCTTTGATTTCCATCTCCTGCAATTTTTAGATATTTACTCGTTACATTTTTAACTTGTTGAATTGAATCATCTAACTTTTCATATTTTAGGTTATATAAAATATTCTGCAATTCAGATCGGAGAGCTATTACCATTAATTTATAAATTGCTATGTTGGATTTTGTTGTATATCTAGAAGAGTATTTATCTAAAATTTCAGATATATGCTTGTCGTTATCCTTGAATGCTTTTCTTAAATCTTTTACATCTAAACTATGTAGTTTTAATGATACACAAGGGGTAATTTGTTCAGCTTCAAGCAAGTCATTTTTAGGGATATTTACTTCGGCTTCATTAGGTATATAATCAAAGAAATTATTAACAGCATATGTTATGCTTTGATATAATTCTTTAATCCTTGATATTTTTTTTATTTGAGTTTTGATTTGTTTCTCTTTTTGAATTTCAGTATTATGCAAACTGTCAATTTTATTATTTAGTTCGATGATGATTTCATTGTTTTTAGCAATCACGGAATTTAAATCTGAAAGTTCTTTTTCTTTTTCTTGCTTGCTATTTTGAAAACTTCTATTGATATCATCGATGGATGATAAAATTCTATTTCGCTCATCCTTAACTTCAGAAAGTAGGTTTTCTTTTTCTTGTTCTCTGTTGTTTTTTAAAGATTGCAATTCAAGTTCTAAGGATTCTTTTTTAGAAGAAAAATCAGTTTCTATTTCTGCAATCTTATTTGTTACATCTTCGTATCGTTTAAAACCTATTTGTTCATTGAAAGCAATCATATTATTTAATTTTTGTTCGGTTGTTTCGTAAAGTTGTAAATTGAACTTATCTTGTTTCTTTCGCAGAATAAGTAAGACAATTCCAATGATACTAGGAATGAAATAAACAAACCATAACGCAAACATGATTGCTATAACCCAAGATTCTAAATACCATCTTTTTTTCATTAATATACTCCTCTTAAAATTTAGCTCTTAATTCTTTCACAACACCGATGATGCGGACTGGTTTTTCTGCAATTTCTTTATTAGAAAAATACATAGGTTCATAACTCGGATTGGTAGAAATTAAAGCTATCCCTTCGGCATATTTTTTTAATCGTTTACAAGTTGCTTCATTACCATTAACAACAGCAATCACAATATTATCAGTCTCCGCATCATTCTGCTGCCGAACAATAACAACATCTCCATCTTTCATTCTTGGCTCCATGGAATCACCATGAATCTGTAGTCCAAAAAATTCTCCAGTAGATGCCATGTCTTGTGTAATTTCTTCTGTATCAATAATTTCTTCTACACAATCTATAGGAATACCAGCAGCTACACGTCCAAGAACATTAATGGTTACACCATTTTTTGTTGAAGTAGAATTACGCTTTTCAACGAGATCAGCCTTAGAAATACCAAAGTAATTCGCCATAAGTTCAATTTTATCGATTCTTGGGTATGAATTACCTTTAACCCAATCAGTGAAGGTTGTGTATTTGACGCCTAATGCTTCACACATGTCATTGCGCGACTTTTGGTGTTTATTCATGTAATATGTAATGTTTTCTGCCATAATTTTTTTGTTACCTAAGTTCCCCAATTAATAACACCTCTTTTCTTAATTAATTATTATGTTTTCAGTTTAGTATAAAACCGTAAAAAAATCAAGAAAAACATAAAAAATTACGAAAAAACCGTTGACACTACGATTAAATCGTAATATACTAAGGGTGTAGCAAAGAAAAGAAAACGAAAGGATGTGAAAATAATGGCAAAAGAATATACTCCAACATTAAAGCAGGCAAGAGAAGGACGAGGGTATACTCAAGCTGAGGCAGCAAAATTAATAGGTATAAGTGTTGAAACATTAGGAAATTACGAGAGAGGTAAAAGTTATCCGGATATTCCAACGCTGAGAAAAATTGAGGAATTATACGGAGTTCCGTATGATAGACTTATTTTTTTACCTTTGGATTACGATAAAACCGTAAATTTGTACTAATGTAATTAACTAAATAACCAGGAGGTGAGAAAGATAGAATCAAAACAAATAATGAATCTGACATTAAAAGAAAATCCAGAAGGATATGAGCTGATGTTAGACAATCAAAAACTTCGATATGTAGAAGGTTATCGAATAGTAAAAAGTTCTAATCAAAGCGGAACAGCAGAACTTACTTTGAAGATCCTGGTTAAATTTATACAGGATGATGATTCAGAGAAAGACATTCAAAGGTTTGTTGACGATTTCATCAAAATGGATTCAAAAGAGGTTGGAAAGTTATTGGGTAAAGGAGATGAGAAAAAATTAAGATCCTAAAATACATAGCCATCGAATGTAAAGAATGGGCTATAGCGATAGCAGAAGTATGCAAAGAAGATAAGGCGGCAGCCTATGGATTATTTCTCATAATTGCAGAACTTATTTGGTTATTCATTGGACTGCCGTATGTGGTTATACATTTTCTTTAATGCACAGAGGAAAGAATGTTAATGATCAATGATGCTATAGAAGCAATAAAAGCAAGACTGGATACAACGTGAGGATACCAAGTTCTAAAGAGATCTTTTCTTCTATAGCGTAAATACATCAAAGCTTTATCGCTTGGACGGTAAATGTCATAGCGTTCGGGATCATTATCAATAAGGTTGTATTTTTGAAGAAAAGAGTATTCAGGATTAGACCTAACAAGTTCTTTTGAGATGCAACCATCGTCTCTTAGCTTTCTAAGAATACGGACTTGTTTAAACGAAAATTCTAAATCTTTGGATGGTGTTGGCATAATAAGCTCCTTTGTGTTTTTAGAAAGATTATAACACAAATAAGAATTGAATACACAGATGGCTTAATCCTCTGCCCGATACACGAACTTCCTCCCTAAATTGGTTAATTATTAAAAATAGCACTCAATCGTCGGGCGGGGAATTAAGCCATCTGAAGAAAGGTAGGTGAAAGACATGAGTAGAAGACAAGATCTAAGAATCTTAGCAGCATACGCAAATGCACCAGAACAGTTCCCAGAAGGAAATGTACCGATAGCATATGCGGCAGAGAAGATGGGGAAAGATGCTTGCTTCATAAGGGCAGGCATTGAAGCCGGATGGCTTCCAATCGGATACGCATTTAGAAAAACTGGAAAGAGCAGGACGAACTATTACATCAGTCCAAAGCTGTTCTGGGAAGTCACAGGAATCTTATGGAGACCAGAGAAAGGAGCATAAAGATGCATACAGAGACAAAAGCCATGATCTGCACAGCAGCAGTGCTGATCGCGATGGGAATCTTTAAAGAATTAGCTGCGGTGTGTTTAATCACGGCGGTAGCGTTTGAGGAAGGAGTGAAGAGGTTTGATAAATGAGAAAGAAATTCTGAAAGAGCTTGATGAACGAATTGAGCTTCAAGGAATAATCGTTGAACATTCATATACTGGCAATAGATCAGGAAATGCAGCGTATGAACAAGGGAGATTTGATGAAATAAAAGCACTTAGGGATTTTATAAAAACAAAAAGTGCCCAGGAAGCGGCAACTTCCAAAGGCACAGACATAAATAGTCTAACACAAGAAACAGTATATCATAAAAAGTCAGGAATGTCAGAAGAATTTTTAATTAACTGTGATACGAAAATAATAGAAGCAGGATTGTGTCTGGCACTTGGGCATAATGAAACAGGAGAAAAGAAACTGATAGAAGGCAGTCACATGATACTAAAAAGAGTTATAGACAGCGTGACTCCAATGACAAATCATATGGTTCCGCATATGATCGCGGCACTAAGATATGTAGCAGACGCCCTGGAAGAAGAATCGGATGATAATACAAAAAAGGTAGCAGCAATAGCAGAAAAGATGATAAAAGCGTTAGAAATAGACTTTGGAAAGGAAGAAGTCAATGAGACTAACAATGAAGAATCATAGTAGCAATACATACAGAGCATCTCTGATCAGACAGGATAATAACTGTCTGGTTGGGGATGTGGTAAATAAATTAGGCAGATATGAAGATATTTGCGAAGATTTACAGGAACTTGAAAAGATAGTAAAAGAGCATAAAAAAAGAACTCACAAACTAAAGTGAGTTCTGATTTTTATCTCTCTATCAGAGAAAATTACTTCACCAATATTATATCAAGTTCTCCGTACAAAGGCAAGAAAAATAGCGGTTGAAATACCGCTGTTTAGACTTGCTAAAGGTATTAAATCTGAGACAAAAGGAGAATGACATGCCATACATAGAAAAGATAGTAATAGCAGGGAGAACAATAGAGATCCAAAGATATTACAGTCATAGAATACATCCAAAGGGATGTAAGAGACAGAAGAAACAGAAAAAGACAACAGAATCACAGAAAAAGATTAATGTCAGAAAAGCGATAGATAAATTAAGGTGGTTGCTGAATGAAAATTTCACAGGTGGGGATATGCACATTCGTTTATCTTATGCAGGTACAAAGCCTGATTATGATCAAATGAAAGAGGATAAAGCGAAATTCCTAAGAAAGCTTCGAGCAGAGTTTAAAAAGCAGGAGAAAGAATTAAAATTTGTCCATGTGTTCGAGATTGGAAAAAGAGGCGCCAGACATCATCATTTAGTAATCAATTCAATAGACAGTAAAACATTGAGGGAATGTTGGCCACATGGGAGTGTCTATGTGAGCTTGTTAGATGATACTGGCCAATATGGGAAGCTGGCATCTTATCTGATTAAAGAAGTAACAGAAAAAGGAGAAAAACTACCGAGAAGATATTCTCCATCAAAGAATCTGAAGATTCCAGTAGCAAAGAAAAGAATAATCCTCGAACGAAAATTTTTTAAAAGAGATCCAAGACCCAAGAAAGGATATTACATTGACCAGCAAAGTATATTTTCAGGATTCACGGCCGATGGGTATCAGTTTTTAAAATATATTCAAGTGAAAATATTGAATCAGTGGAGGAAAGAATGAAACAGATAGACATTTACATATACACAGTGTCACACAGCAGAGGAAAAGGACCAGCGGTGTTTAAAGCAGTGTTGGAGTTTATAAAAGCAGATGGAAAACCATATACGTTAAATGTAACTGGTGGAGATAAGGAAACTACGATCAACAGAATCACGATTAAGGCAGCAGTAACAGCACTAAGAAGAATAAAACTCAATCAACCTTATGAAATAAGAATTCATGCGGATTGCGACTACTTTGAACGTATGTTAAAAGCAGCAAGAGTATATGCCGAACATGACTGGAAAACAAAAGCCGGGAAAGAGATCGCTAACGCGGATCTGTGGAAAGAAGTTTATATATTCAAGAAGACAAATCATGTAACAGCTGATAGTGATCTGTTAGAGCGTTATGAATGTAAAGATGAACTGGAGGATAAATTAAAGCTATGGAAATATATGAGTTAGAAGCGTTTTTGGGTGAAATCAAAGATGATGAAAAAGTTGGGATTATGGAGAAGCATCACATTGTATTCAGAAGCCAGGGCGGATGTGATTTTTATTATAACATTATTGAACTTCCAACAGGTCTACATAAAGGGCGGAGAGGTCCGCATATGTGTAGAGAAACCGATGTATTTCTGAAAAGAGGTGTCCAGAAAGCATTATTTGATGAATTAGGAACAGAAAGAAAGACTGCGGAAGAAATCGTGCACTTGTGCTGTCCGATGAATCGAAGAAGCGAGAAGAAATTATATAAACGTCTGGAAAGTGCAAAAAACTATGGTGGCAAATACGAGCCAGAGGATGCAGTACGTGCGATCATGGGCGGTAAATTGTATTAGGAGGTGTGATCATGTTTGACATATATGGAGAGATGGAGACAGCAGAAGAAATTAACGATGTGGCCAGAAGTCTAAAAGAAGAAGGGGAGAAAGAAAATCTGGACAAGTTATGTGCTGAAAACGGCATAGATGCTGAATTGGCGCAGATGTTTTGGGATGGAGAGATTGATTTTGTCACTGATCAGCTAATGGCAGCAGTCGGAAAGCTAGACATGGAAGTAAGAAAGGAAAAGGGACAGAATGGATATTTAGAATCCATTGCCAATTTCTTAAAAGTTGAAGCAGAGAAAGATCAAGATTTAGCGATCGCCATCCGAAAAAAAGGAAAGAAGTTAACAGATGCATACAAGGCAGCAGAGAATGAAGCAAGAAAGATGAAAAAATCTGGAAGCAATTGCGTAGCTATGAGAGATAAAGACGTGTTTGAGATTGTTGGAAGATATTACAAAGAAGGTGCAAGAGCATGAAAAAGAAAACAATAGAAAAGATACCGTTCTTCGGAAAGAAAAAGATTCATAGATTAGGCGACTGCTTCATAATCGATGGGAAATGGATTGACGGAAAGACAAATGATATCAATGCAAGAATCTGCTTAAGGGAACATGAATACGCAAATTACATTGAAGGTGTTGGGTGGAATATAAAATGTCTAGAAAGCTGGTGGAAGTACAGCGATGATCAATTTAAAGTAGAATTGGAATTGAGTAAGAAAGAAAAAAAGAACTATCTGATTTTTACGAACAAAACAGAAGAAAGAATTGGGGTTGGAAAGAAACAGAACCAAACAGACAGATCCACGAAATTGAAGAAAGGATCAATAGTGAAAAATCAGAAAAGCGTCATGAAAAACGAATGCAGAAGATCAAAGAGAAATCGGAAGAAATCAGACCGATTACAAAAGGCTTAAGGCAATGGGCAGAAAAGCAAATGGAATCATATCTGTTTTACAAGGAATCAACAGGATTCTGTGGAAAGTGTGGACAAAAGGTAAAACTAGACCGCAGGAAACAAAAGATAGCACACAACAAAAGAGGAATTTGCCCAAGCTGCAGAAAGAGGATCATATATAAAGCAGCAGGACTACAATCGTATATTGAAGATTCTATCAAAGTGGTAAGATTCCAAAAAACAAACATCGGAATCGCTGCAATAGAAAGCTTGGTAGTGAAAAATTCGTTTGCAGAAAGCAAAGAAAGCGTAAGAATAACAGATCGTTTTATATGGTTCATAGAAGAAAATTACAAGTTATTCAATGAACTTGCAGAGGACCCAAGCAGAGAAGTCTACTGGTATGATACAGGAGCAATGAATGTAGGAAAGGCAAGGATCTATCCAAAGAATTTGAAACAAATAATCAAGGATACATGGCTAGAACATAGCGGTATCGATGTCGTTGCATCCTGGAAGGGCAAACAGGAACAGTATGAAATGATCATTGAAAATTATATGCAGCACCCACAGTTAGAACTTGTAATTAAAGCAAACATGCGGAAACTGACAAGACAATTATGGAGATATGACAGATTTTTAAATGTGGGCACAAAGCTTAACGAAGTTTTAGGACTTACGAAAGCAAATATGAGAAAAGCAAGAGATTGTGATCTTGGAAGAGACGAGATTAGAGTGTTACGAAATGATCCAGATGGAAAACTGACAGACGATGAAATTATCGCATTATCCAATGCAGGACATCATCTAATAGCATTGAGAACGTTCACAACAATTAAGAAAATAGCGAACTACACACGCAAGGGACATGATGCAGGGATATGGCTGGATTATTTAAAAATGGCACAAGACTTAGGCTATAACATGAAGGATAAAGCTGTACTGTTTCCGAGAAAATTAAAAGACAGGCATGATGATCTGACAAAGATCATGAAGATTCAAGGAGACAATATAAGAGAAAAGAAATATCAGCAAAGAATCCAAGAACTGAAAGCATTGTACAGCTATGAGACGAGCAAATATAAAATCATAGTTCCGAAGTCTCTAAAAGAGATTGTAGAAGAAGGACGAAACTTACACCATTGCGTAGGAACTTACACAGAAAAAGTAGCTGAAGGAGAAACAGACATTCTGTTTATCAGGAAACAGGGAGAAGAAGATACCAGTTACTACACAATGGAAGTTAGAAACTTAGAAATTATACAGTATCGTGGAGCATACAATAATCTGCACGATAATCCAGTACCGAAAGAAATAGATCAGCTTGTGAGACAATTTCACAACGCATTGATTAAGAGAGTAAGAAAGGCAGCGTAATGGAAGAATATCATCAGATCACACTAAACGAATATATCAGTATCAAAGAGGACATCAAAAGAAGACTTAACCATCTGGCAGAGAGCTTTGTAGCGATCGGCTATAGATTAAAGCAGATCAGAGACACAGAGGCATACAGACAGGATGGATATAACACAATCTTTGAATTTGCAGAAAAAGAACTTGGATTAACAAAATCTCCAACAAGCCGATTCATGGCGATCAACGATAAATACAGCGTTGGTGGGAATAGTCTGGAATTAAGAGAAGAGTTCATTGGTTTAGGAAAAAGCAGATTATCTGAAATGCTAACGATGGATCCAGAAGATTATGTATTGATCACAGCTCAGACAAGCATAAAAGACATTCGAGAGATTAAGCGAATGGAAAAGGCAGCAGGAGAGAATGAAGTTCTAACAAAGTTTCAAGAGGTCTTAAGAAAAGAGTATGCATCAAAAGACAGAAGAAAAGAGCTGATTGAGATCGCTAACGCAAAGTGCATTGACGATATCAAGGCAGCAGTTATTCCAGAAGGATATCGGTTAATGAAAAAAGGAGTCTTGGTGATCAAGTTCGAAGATGAAAAGATTACAGTTCGAACGATGGGAGTATCCGGAGTGCAGGAGCTAACATGGAGTGAGATTCTAAGCGAATATGATCAGGCATTTGATTTAGGGGCAGCAGATCCATGGAAAGCTACATACGGAGAGATAGAGGAAGAAGTCAAACCAGAACCAAAAAAAGTAGAGAAAAAGCCAGAGTCGAAAAAGCCGACAAAAGCAGAATCTAAGCCAGTTGCGACATCGCAACAAGAAGAACAAGTTGTTGGCCGAACAAGCATTGAAAAAGATTTTCCAGAATATCTTCCAGAAGATTTGAAAGTTGAAATTGAGCAGACAAACAAGGTAGAAGTACCGGAAACAGTTATGGATGATCGCAGACATAAATTGAAATTAGCAAAAATGTTCTTTGAAGATGTAAGATTGGGAAGAAAATCGTTCGAATTAAGGAAAAATGACAGAGATTATCAAATTGGAGATATCTTAGAACTTAGAGAAATGGACAATGGAGAACCGACAGGAAGAGTGATTGAAAAGGAGATCACCTATATTCTGGAAGGATTCGCAGGATTAAAAGAAGATTATTGCATATTAGCATTAGCTGATATATAAGCGTGAAAGAAGAGAAAGACATGGAAGAATTAACAAAGGCAGTCATTGACTTACAATCTTATGGACTGAAATTGTATACGATCGAAAAGATGGTAAGAGATATTTATAAATCAGCAGAGGAATTAAAAAAACCGTTGAATAGTAAAACTATAAGAAATGTTACCAAATAACGTGCACAATCAGCAATGCTGATTTTATATACCACAAGTAACTATTAATACGCATAAGAAACAAAGATCTATTAGCCTACTGCCGAAAAGGCAGCAGGCGGAAAGGAGAACAGACAGCTTAGTTCTCTGCCTGATTAAGATTCTTTAGTAACTATTAACAAGTAAAACGATCACAAACATATTTTTTCAGATTCTTTTAAATGTAAATTTTTTTAACGATACTAGATTTAGTTTTTACAATTATTTTTCAAATCACAAAACCCAAAAAAGAATCACAATGAATTATACGATCAGGCAAAAAGAAACAGAACAATGATCACGGATAATGCATTGGCTCAGGTAGAGAACTAAGCTGTCTGAAACAAAAATATGCAGTATACAGAAGATTTTAAAAGAGGAATTGTAAGAGCTCTTATAGCATCAGGGATGTCACGAAAAGAGTTTGCAGATAAAGCAGAAATTGGTGTTGGAACATTAAAAAGATGGGTAGCACAGTACAAAGATGAAGAAGTACCTAAAGTAGACCGTAAAAAATACAGTGAGGAATACAAAAAAAGTATCGTAAAAAATATGATCTATGACGGAATTACCTGTGAGTCGATGGCAAGAGAAACAGGAATCAGCCGACAGTTGATAGAATACTGGGATAGTAAATATCGATATGATGTGATCGATGAAGTTGAAAGAGAGGCTAGACAAAGAAGAAAGAAAAAAGTCAAAAAAGGGACAACATGGCATCGATATGGATCAAGTGCAGGAAGATTTGAATAAAAGGAGTGATACGTAATGGCATATAGAGATTGTCCATGTCTTAAGTGCAATTCTGGGAAAGAAAGAGAAAAGAGGATTAAGTGTAGAAGAAAATGTACACAATTTGTCGCATGGAAGTTAAGCATGCAGGCAATGAGACAGAAAAAGAAAGAAGATAAAGACAGATACTATTCATCTACCAAAGGAAAATTCTATAAGAGAAATTTAATGAAACAAAAAAGTGGTAGAAAAATATGGTAAATTAACGCAAAGCCTGTGCAGAGTAATCTGCATGGGCATTTGTGACAATCAGATTAAGAAAATAATGAAATCAAATAAGGCAGCAGATAATAGGAGGGGAGAACGTGGACAAGAACGTACTGATCCAATATTGTGACATGAAAGAAGAAATTAAAGATTTAAGGAGAAGAATCACAGAGACTGAAAAGCAGATCTTCAGAATTGCAGAAGAAGGAACTGTAAAAGACACAGTAAGCGGCGGTATGGGTGGAATACAGCACTTTGTTGTTGAGGGTATGCCAGTACCAGAACTTAGCAGAAAGAAGCTGCTGCTTAATAAGCGAAAAGCTATGTTGATCGAAAAAGAAAATGAACTGCTGGAACTCATGAATCAAGCGGAAGAATATATAAATAGTATTGAGAAAAGCGAACTAAGAATGATGTTTAGATTTTATTACATTGATGGCATGACGTGGCTGCAGGTAGCACATAAGATGAATCAGTTACATCCAAAAAGAAGAGTAGCTTATACAGAAGACAGTTGTAGAATGAGAAATACAAGATTTTTTCAAGAAAATTAGAAAATGTTCGGTCACGTTCGCAAAAAATAGGCTAATATATAGGCTAGAGCGATTAGATGAAGCGATACTTCATAATTAGTCCTCTTCTTTTTACTTAATGAATGAACTCGGGTGATCTTCGGACCCCGAGTCTTTTTATGTCTAAATTTAGAAAGGAAAGAGATATGAATTTTAAAGATGCATTTGAATTAATGAAAAAAGGTCATAAGGTAAAACTTCCATTCTGGGGCGGATATTGGTACTGGGACATAGAAAAGCAAACAATTATGATGCAGTGCAGACCGAAAGATGCTGACAAAGGACAGGGAGATCTACTTGATATTAGAGAGACGCAGAGGGTTGAATATACACTTTCTAATATCTTATCTGATGAATGGATTGCGGCAAATCCAAAGAACTGTCCTGTGCTTGGTGGAGTGGCTACATTTAGCTTTGGGGATGCTATTAAATATTTGAAACGTGGATTAATGGTTACAAGAAAAGGATGGAATGGAAAAGGAATGTATCTATTCAAATCACCAAAAGTAGGGTGCCAGATGTATAAGCAGTACACGGGAAAGGATATCAATGATCTGCAAGAATTTATTGTTATGAAGGCAGCAGATGATACGTTAGTTCCATGGTTAGCATCACAGACAGACGTATTGGCAGAAGACTGGATGATTATAGAATAAGGAGATTAACATGAAAAAGAAATTTCTAGTAGCATTGTTAGGATTAGCAATTATTGGTGGAACATTAACTGCATGCACAGAAGCAGATAAAGTATCTAGCAATGTATCGCAGGAAGCAGATAATTTTAATGTATTACGCAGATTTGCAGTGATCAATACAAGAACAGACAAAGTAGAATTTGAACTAGTTGGAGCATTTTCATTAGAAACAGACAGCAGTAAGAAAGTAAAACTTATTGTAGAGACAGAAGATGGAACATATAAGAAACATATCATTGGCATGAATCAAGACAGCATGTATGTGATCGAAGATCTTGGAGGGGCAAAGGTTAATAAGTACAAGTATGAAGTGAATTATATTCCAGAATCCATTGTTCCATTTACAGTAAAGAGTAGTAAATAAAGAGAACGATACGAAAGAAAGGAGTGAGCCTGAATGACAGATAAACAGAAAAGATTTTGTGATGAATATCTGATTGATTTGAATGCCACTCGGGCTTACAAAACAGCTTATCCATCAATCAAAAAAGATGAAACAGCAAGAGCGAATGGCAGCAGATTGCTAACATATGCTAACATTAAAAAATATATTGAGGAACGAATGCAAGAACGTCAGGAGCGTACAGAGGTAACACAAGATCAGGTAGTAAAAGAACTGGCGGCAATTGCATTTGCGAAAGCTACAGATTATGCAGAGGTCCGGGACGGACAGGTAATCATAAAAAATACCACGGATTTATCCGACATGATGGTAAGAGCGATCGCAGGAATCAAAGAAGGACGTAACGGCGTAGAAATTAAGCTGAATGATAAAGGAAAAGCGTTAGAATTGTTAGGAAGACATCTTGGAATGTTCAAAGACCGTATGGAAGTATCTGGCCTGGAAGAAGAAAAATCCAAACTCGATGATCTGATCAAACAGATGCGAGGTGGGTAAATGAGCGATGAACGCCTGTTGCTGTCAGAAAAGTATAAAGCGTTTATCCGATGCGATGCACCAGTAGAGTTCCTGGAAGGCACGACAGCAGCAGGTAAAACGACAGTAGGTCTTTTTAAGTTCATGCTTAAGGTAGCAGAGTCTAAAAAGAAACTGCATATCCTTGCAGCGAAAGATACCGGTACTGCAGAAAAGAATATCATCAACAAAGATTTAGGGATTATCGATGATTTTGGACAGCTTGTTGAATATCATGGAAACGGAACCAAAGATGATAAGATTCCGCATCTATTGTATCATACAAGTAAAGGCGATAAAGTTATTTATGTACTTGGATATGGAGATAAACAGAAGTGGCAAAAAGCCTTAGGTGGTCAGTATGGATGCCTGTATATTGATGAGATCAATACAGCAGATATTGACTTTGTAAGAGAATCAGCGATGCGATGTGATTACCTGATGGCAACACTAAACCCTGATGATCCAGCACTGCCGATCTACAAAGAATACATAAATTGTTCCAGGCCACTCCCAGAATGGGAACAGGAAACGCCAAAAGAAATAAAAGATGAGTTAAAAGAAGAACCAAAACCTAACTGGGTCCATTGGTTCTTTTCTTTTGTGCATAACTTGGGATTACCAAAAGAAAAACTAGACAAGATCATTGCCAACACTCCGAAAGGGACGAAGATCTGGAAGAACAAGATTGAAGGATTGAGAGGAAAAGCAACAGGTCTTGTCTTTTCGAATTTTGACCGAAAGCGGCATGTTAAAACCAAAGCATGGTTAAAACAGCAGCTAAAAGATGGAAAGATCAAGATAAAAACCATCACTGCAGGTCTGGATACTTCTTATTCTTCTGAGTCGGAAGATACGATTGCTATGATTTACCAGATCATCACAGAAGATCGCAGAGTGATCACAGTAGATGAGAAGATTTACAGCAATGCGGATCTGACAATCCCACTGGCACCATCGGATGCCGTGCGAAACTTTGTAGACTTCCTGGAAACAAACCGTAAAGAATGGGGATTCGCAAGAGACGTATTCATAGATTCTGCCGATCAGGCAACGATCACAGAGTTAAACAAACACAAACGTCTGCATGGCAGTGCGCATAATTTTATTCCGGCATACAAGAAAACAACGATCATAGACAGGATCATGCTGCAGATCTCATGGCTGCAACAGGATGCCTATTTAGTTCTGGAACATTGTGTTAACCATATCTCAGAACTTGAACGATACAGTTGGAAAGAAGATAAGAACAATGAACCAGAGGATAGAAACGACCATACGATCAATGCCAGTCAGTATGCATGGCTGCCATACAAGATGCAAATAGGAGACAAAGATGAAATGGGTGGATAATATCATGGAAAAAGTAAAAGGAGGGATTCGCAGTTGGTTAAATGTACAGCCGGCGAATCCCTCAAGAATCAACATAACTGAAACATTAGATTATGAAGCGAATGCGATCAAAAACCGTATCTGGTACAGAGGGGACAGCAACGAACTGGAACAGCTGTACCGACAGCTTGTTATCAATACAAGCCGGCAGAGTTTCTGGGCGGCGGAGTGCAGTCCAGGGATGGAGATCAATAAGATTCATACAGGACTTCCATCGCTGATCGTGGACATGCTCACAAGTGTGACTCTTGCCAGTCTAAACGATTTTGATTTTAAAAAGAAGCAGGATCAGGATATTTGGGATGAGATCGCGAAAGAGAACAAGATCAAGAAGCGACTGGAGAAAGCAACGAAAGAAACTCTGTACATCGGAGATGGAGCTTTTAAGGTCACATTTGATACAAGTCTTTCACAGTATCCGATCATTGAGTACTATCCTGGAGAACGACTTAATGTCAAAAATAATCGTGGCAGGATCACAGAGATTGAGTTCAAAACGGTTTATGACTACAAAAGAAGAGAATATATCCTGCATGAGTATTACGGCTATGGGTATATCAAATACAAACTTACTTGTGATGATAAAGAAGTACCACTTGATGCACTGGATGAAACAAGAAACTTGCAGAATTTGGCGTTTTCAACATACCAGGAAGGTAAAGACGGAGAAGTCAAGCAACGTGGCGAATATATGCTCGCTGTACCGCTTATGTTTTTCGAATCTGGAAAATGGGATAGTAGAGGTCAGAGCATCTTTGATCGTAAGATTGATGCGTTCGATGCGTTCGATGAAGCGTTCAGTCAATGGATGGATGCACTTCGAGCTGGAAGAAGCAAAGAGTATATTCCAGAATGTTTCATTCCAAGAAATCCAGAAACAGGAGCGACATTACCAGTGAATCCATTTGATAATCGATACATCAAAACAGATTCCGACATGCACGAAGGTGCAAAGAATGAGATTGCATTGCAGCAACCAGAGATTCCACATGAAAGTTATTTATCAGCTTACATAACAGCTCTGGATCTATGTTTGCAAGGTTTGATCAGTCCGTCAACTCTCGGTATCGATGTTAAGAAACTAGATAATGCAGATGCACAGAGAGAAAAAGAGAAGGCTACATTATACAGCAGAAACGCGATTGTAGATGCATTACAGGAAGATCTAAAAGAGCTGATTTCTGTAAGCATTCGAGCATACAGAGAGCTAAGCGGTCAAAAGAGTGAAGAAGTGGATGTAGATGTGTCATTTGGTGAGTACGCAAATCCATCTTTTGAAAGTCAGGTAGAGACAGTTGGAAAGGGAAGATCACAGGGAGTCATGAGTGTTGAAGCATGTGTGGACGAGCTGTATGGAGATTCCAGAGATGACGAATGGAAGAAACAAGAGGTTGCAAGACTGAAAGCAGAACAAGGAATCATGGAAGTAGAAGATCCGGCGGTCAATACAGCAGCAGGAGATTTTCAGATAGGAGAATCAAATGGTAGTAACAATAATGAACCACTCATACAGAATGAGCCGACAGGAGACGAAAAAGTTCCTAAGACAGATGAGTGATCACGTTCCGTTTGGTATTTATGCGATTGAGAAAAACGGAATCATCGAGATGAGAAAGGATAGGTGTAGCAGCATGTCAAAACTCAAAGAGATGAAAAGAGAGTTTAAGAAACGCGGGTATAAAGTGTATTACAACACGGGTGAACGATGAATGAGTACGATATTCAAGAAGAGCTGAAAAGAATTGAAGATGAATTGATCGCATCCATGATCCGAAACATGGAACGCCACAGGGCAGAAGAAACCAAAGAAGGTTTTGAATGGGGTATGTGGCAGGCAGAACAGTTGAAAGCTTTGGAAGAATACAAGAAACGAAACAAAGAGAGATACAAGGACCAATTTGGAGAAATCAATTCAAGTATTCCTGCACTGATCAGCGAATCAAGAAAACGTGGATATTTAGATCAGGAAGCACAAATCTTGGAATCTATTGGTAAAAGCACTAGTAGAGGACAGGGAGATATTGATGCTTCCTTTTTTCAGATCAACGATCGTAAGATGAATGCACTGATCGATGCGACAGTCTCAGATATGGATAGTGCAGAGACAGCGATGCTAAGACGTGCAAATGATCAGTATCGAAAGACGATATTCAATGCGCAGGTATATGCAAACAGTGGTGTTGGTACCTATGAGAAAGCCGTAGATATGGCAACAAAGGATTTTCTTGCAGCAGGTATCCAATGCATCCAGTACAAGAATGGATCAATGCATAGGATAGAAGAATACGCAGGTATGGCAATCCGAACAGCAAGTAAGAGAGCTTATCTTACTGGAGAAGGAGAAAAGCGTAAAGAATGGGGTTGCCATCTTGTAATCATGAATAAGCGAGGAAATCCGTGCCCAAAGTGCCTGCCGTTTGTTGGAAAGATTCTGATCGACGATGTGTGGAGTGGTGGAAGCAGTGAGGATGGAAGTTATCCATTGATGAGTTCTGCAATGGCAGCAGGACTTTATCATCCAAACTGCAAAGACAGTCACACAACATACTTCCCTGGAATCAGTACACCGCCAGACGATAAGTTTTCAAAGGAAGAGATTAAAAAAGTTGAGGATGATTATAAGGATGATCAGAAGCAACAATATGCCAAAAGACAGAAAGAGAAATTTAGAAGACTGGCAAATTATTCATTAGATAGAGAAAATAAAGAAAAGTATGAAATAAAACTTGGAGAATGGAAACAAGAGTTTCAAAAGAAAGCAGAAGGATTTAATATAAAGGATTCTCTCGAAGTATTCAAAGAAAAGATAAAAAATAACATAGATAATTCAAGACACAAGGCTAATATGTCATTTTTTGTGGATACAGTAGAATTTGTAGAAGACCAAGAACTTAAAGTGCCTTTTGCATATTTGCCTAATGAAGATATTATAAAATACAATTCTAAAGCACCTAATATTGAATTGTACGATATGGATTATGTATTTTCGCATGAAATAACACATAGAATGGATTTTCTACAATACAATAGTTGGAAAGATGAAAGATTTCTTCAAGAAATTGAAAAATGTAGACAAAAAGTATATGATAAAAGAGATGAAGTTCAAGAATGGTTTCAAGAAAATGGGAAGTATGAGTACAGCTTTGCAATTTCAGATATTATCAGCGCATTGAGTGAAGGTGAGATTATAGTTCCAGTAGGGCATAAAAAGAGTTATTGGAAATCGAATCCTAAAGTACAGGCGATGGAAATATTTGCGAATTTAAGCAGCATAGATGTACTTGAATTGGATGAAAAAGAAAAAATATTAGATGGAATATTCAAGGCATATAAGGAGCTGGTTGAATGAAAAAATTGATTCAGGCATTAAAAGAAGATGAAGAAATTCAGTATTTAAAAAGGAGATGTTATGAAATAACTGGTGAATGGATTCCGTATCATTGGGAATGCTTCAACGGGATAGAAGAATACAGAGAGTATATGAAGAAGATTGTGAGAGAATATGAAGATAAGAAGTAAAAGATATAGATAATACCACTGATCAGAAATGGTTGGTGGTATTTTTATACCCATTTTTAAGGAAAGGAGGACCAGCAATGAAAGTAAGAGTAACTTACAATTATCACGACAGAGAACTTGGTTTTGAAAAACATATTGGAGATGAGTTCGATGTTACAGATGAAAGAGGTCAGGTACTGATCGCAGCAGGTGTAGCGGAAGAAATCGTTGAACCAGTAGAAGAACCAGAAGCTCAGGAAGGAACTGAGGAAGAAGAAAAACCAAAAAGAAGTACCAAGGCAAGAAAGTAAGAGGTGATCCATAAATCTCGGTAGCAGACGTTCCGTTAAGACGTCTTATTTTTATGCTCCAAACACGATAAGAGGGTAAAAGATGCGTGGGCGGTGACACCGAAGACAATGGATGATTGGGAGACACCCACAAAATGGAAAGGAGCAACAATGAAAAAGAAATTAAACATGAATCTACAGTTTTTTGCGGAACCAGGATCAGAACCAACAGGGGGACAGGGAGAACCTGCACCACAGCCAGGAGCAAATCAGACTCCGCCGGCAACTGATCCATCGCAGCCACAGATTGACTACAATAAGATTCAGCAGATGTTAGATGGAACATTAGCAGCAAAAGAAAACACTGCATTAAAAGCCTACTTTAAACAGCAGGGACTTAGCCAGGAAGAAGCTGAGCAGGCAATGCAGGCATTTAAGCAGCAGAAAGCTGCAAACGAACCAAACATCGAAGCAATCCAGAACGAGGCACAGAACGCGCAGCAGATGGCACAGAAAGCCATGATCGAGCGCGATGCTTATAAGTTATTTGGAGAACTTGGGATCGACTTAAAAACAATGCCTTACGTGTTAAAACTAGCAGACGTGTCGCAGGTCGTACAGGATGGAAAGATTGATTCCGAAAAATTAAAAGAAGCATTAAACAAAGTATTGGAAGATGTGCCACAGTTAAAACCACAGGAACAGCAGCAGACAGGATTCCGTCAGATCGGAGTCGGTCAGCAGCATAGCGGAGAGACTGGTGGCAATACACCACAGCAGAAAGCGGTACCAACAAAACGATGGAACCGATTTAATTAGGAGGTAAGAAAGAATGGCATTAAATTATGCACAGGTATGGGAGCCGGAACTCCTGGAGATCTTAATGCAGGGAACATTAACTTCTCCATTCGTAACATCAAATGTAACGTGGTTGGATGCGAAAACATTCCACTTCACACAGATGTCTGTATCTGGATTCAAAAACCATAGTCGAAATGGCGGATGGAACAAAGGAACTTATGCACAGACAGATACTGCGTTTACAGTGGAGCATGACAGAGATGTATCATTCCTTGTTGATAAAGCAGATGTTGATGAGACAAACGCAACAGCATCTATCCAGAATATTTCCAAAGTCTTTGAACAGACTCAGGTAGTTCCAGAAACAGATGCGTTATTCTTCTCTAAAGTAGCACAGGCTGCGCAGAAAGTGACTGGATATCACAGCTCAACAGCTTCCAGTGATTATACAAAAGCAAATGTATTCAGCAAGTTAAAAGGATTCCTTGCAGCAGGAAAACTTCGCAGATACAAAGCGAATGGATCACTGATCATGTATGTATCATCTGCGATCATGGATCTGTTAGAACTGTCTACAGAATTTACTCGTAAGATTGAGATGACTCAGATCGCAGAAGGCGGTATGGGAATCGAAACACGAGTCACAGATATTGATGGCGTAACACTTATGGAAGTTATCGATGATGAACGCTTCTATGATAAGTTTAACTGGGAAGTTGAAGAAGGCGGATTTGCACCAGTGAAGAAAGACACAGGCAAATCCGTAACAGGATCACATAAGATCAATGTGCTGATCGCATGCGGACAGACATGTAAGACAGTTCCTAAGATCTCATCCATCTATTACTTTGATCCAGGAACACACACAGAAGGTGATGGTTATCTGTATCAGAACAGAACTTTATCTGACGTATTTGTATTCCCGAACGGAAAAGATGGCAAGGTTGATTCTGTTTACGTTGACGTAGACACTACGGAATATACCGAAGTGTAGGAGGTGGTGCATATGGCACTCACTTCTTATGCGGATCAGGAGTATTATGAAAAAGTCAGCGGTGTAATCACAACGGATGATCTTGAAAGGAGACTGTATATCGCAAGCCGACACATTGACACACTTACATTTAACCGCATTGTAGCAAGAGGATTTGAAAATCTGACAGAGTTTCAAAAAGATGTAGTCCGTCTGGTTGTCTGTAAACAGGCAGATTTTGAAGTAGAGAATGAATCTCTGATCAACAGTGTCTTAAGTTCTTATTCGATCAATGGCGTGTCAATGGGAATCAATGCCGGTGGATGGAATGTGACAGTTCAGGATGGAGTGATCATGAAAGCTGATAATTACGCAATGTTAGAGCAGACAGGATTGTGCTGCAGGAGATTGGGGGCGATCTGATGAAATGGCCAGAGTTAATTCCAAAATCAATGTGTCAGACGGATATCCACATTCGAATTGACAGCGAAGAGATTGGAGAGGAAGGGCAGCCGATCACTCTGATCGATGCGGATTTCAAATGCAACTATCAAGATAAAGCGAAAAGAGTTATGACAAATGAGCAGAAGATCGTACAGGTTACGGGATCTGCTCTTTTTTGTGGAGATATCGCCCCAGATGTACCAGTGATCAGTTGCGGTGTCGCAACAGTCTTTGGAGTTGAGAGAGCGATCGTAAGTGGAGAGAAAGCAAGAAATCCTGATGGGACAGTCAATTATACCAGATTGGAGCTGATGTGATGATACGCTGTAATTCAATTATAAAAATTAACACACAGAGACTTCGGGAGCTTTCACAAGCACAAGTTACAGCACTGGAAAAAACGGCAGAGGCTTTGCATACTGAGGTGGTACAAGCACAGGTTATGCCGTTTGATACAGGAAATCTGCAAAACGATAATACGTTTGTGGATTACACCTACAGCAAAGCAGGACGCGCAAGGATTGTATCTACAACGCCATATGCCAGAAGGTTATATTTTCATCCGGAATATAATTTTCAGACGTACGAAAATCCGTTCGCAGGTGGTGAATGGTTTAATCCTTGGCTTCCAGGTGGTCTGTATCAGGACTTTGCACAAAAAGCATTTAAGAAACTGTACCGAAGGGAGAGTGGCATATGATTTTGCTAGCAGATATGAAAGACTGGCTGAAAACAGTATTTGAAGCTGATCACTATTACACAGGAAAGTTAGACAACAAAAAAGACAGATCCATTGGAGTGTATCAACGAAGTTCCTATGCTCCAAAACGGTATGCAGTAGGTGGATATAAGAAATATGATACGAAAAGTATATCTGTCTTAGTCCACTGGAACAACAATTCAAAAGAAACAGAACAGGCAGCAGCCGAACTGTTTGAAATATTAGAAACACAGAAACAATTTATGATCAAAGATACAAAAGTAGATTTCTTATCCATGCAGGTTCCTGAACCAGTAGATGTTGGAACGGATGATAAAGGGATCTATGAACGTGTCATTTGGTTTGACATTTATTACGAAAGGAAGGTAGACGATGAGCGAAACAGCTAGAAGCGGAGTATATCCTTGCTACGAAAATCAGTTTCAGATCGACACTGCAGCATCTGGATCAGAAGCAGCTATGAAAGATATCGCAGACTGTGAAACATTTGATGTGTCCTTTGATAACGGCGTAGAAGAATGGAATCCCTTTGATACAGAAGGGTGGACACGCAGATTAATGACCGCAAAATCCGTTACGATCTCAGTTACAGCAAAACGAAATGTAGGAGATGCCGGAAATGATGCGGTTGCAGGATTGGCATGGAAAAATGGAAGGAATGTAGAAAAAGATTTTCAATGGACGTTCCCTGACAAAACAGTTGTCAAGTTTGCAAGTGCAGTTATCAATGTGACAAATGTAGGAGCAGGAGATTCTACAGCAGTTGCACCTCTGGAATTTGAAGTACAGAGCAATGGTAAACCAACAGTAACACCAGGAGTTTAGGAGGGGGAAACCTCTCCTTTTTGAAAGGAAGATAGAATGGGAAAAGTAGTAGATATTACAGATAAGTTGAAATTCGAAGAGAATCCGGCATTAGTGATCAACGGAAAGAAATATGAAGTGAATGCAGATGCGACAACTATGATCGAAGTCATGGGAGAGTTAGGAGATGCAGAAGACGATGTGACTCCAGGGACGATCTCAAAACTTTGCAAGTTGATCTTTACAGATAAAGCACAGAAAGACTTAGCAAAGCTTCATCTGAAATTTGATGATTATACCGTAGTTGTTCAGGAAGCAATTTCATTAATTTCTGGAACTGATGGTGAAGAAGAATCGGGGGAGTAGTTGATCCTGGATATGATCTGTTTGAAGATTGGGATCTTATCGTATCTTCGTTTGCGGAGCAGTATGGAATCAGAATCTATTCCAAAGAGTTTAAGGAAATGCAATGGCACGAGTTCAAAGCGCTGCTTTGTGGAATAGGACCAGATACATCCTTAGGACGGATCGTATCCATCCGATTAGAAGATGATAATGAAGTGATCAAAGAGTTCACTCCGGAACAAAAAGAGATCAGAAACAAGTGGAGAAGAAAAGCCGCTAAGACAAAGACAGAAAAAGAAACAAATGATTTCTTAGAAACGATGAAGCAGGCATTTATTGATATGGCAGGAGGTATAACAAATTGAAAAGATAAAATGTAAGGAATGCGGACAGACATTGATGGTCGCAGAATATGTAAAAGGGGAAATTAAATGTCCCCGATGCAAACAGGTAAATATAGTATGGATCCGCAAAGGGAAGAGCATAGGTAAGCACCGTTGTAGTAGCTAAGCCAGCCTACTTTGTGAAAAAGCAAGGTAGGTGATAAGTATGGCAGCAGATAGTGCAGGACAGATTGGCTTAGATCTGGTGATCAATCAGCAACAATTTAATAAACAGTTAGGTGGAATACAGAACCTCGCAAAGAAAACAGGAAAGATGCTTGCCGGTGCTTTTGCTGTAAAAGGATTAACAAGTTTTGCGAAAGACTGTATTGAGCTAGGATCAAATCTAACAGAGGTACAGAACGTTGTCGACGTGGTGTTTCCGACAATGAACAAAAAAGTAAACGAATTTGCACAAAATGCAGCAAGTACATTTGGACTTTCTGAAACGATGGCAAAGAAGTTTACCGGAACATTTGGAGCGATGGCAAATGCTTTTGGATTTTCTGAAAAAGAATCGTACAAGATGAGTACGGCTCTTACTGGACTTGCCGGAGATGTGGCATCATTTTATAACATTTCACAGGATGAAGCATTTACAAAACTGAAATCCGTGTTCTCCGGAGAAACGGAGACGTTAAAAGATTTAGGAATCGTAATGACACAGACAGCTCTTGATCAGTACGCACTGGCAAATGGATTCGGTAAAACGACTAGTGCCATGACGGAACAGGAGAAAGTAGCCTTAAGATATGCATTTGTACAGCAACAGTTACAGAATGCGACAGGGGATTTTTCAAGGACCTCTGATCAGTGGGCGAACCAGATCAGGATTTTGTCATTACAATTTGATTCCTTAAAGGCATCGATCGGACAAGGGCTGATCAATCTCTTTTTGCCGATTGTTAAAGTGATCAACACCGTTCTTGGAAAGTTGATGACTCTTGCAAACGCATTCAAGCCATTTACTGCAATGGTCATGGGCAAGAAGAGCACTGGGGCATCTACAAGTCTTGATAAGACTGCAGCAAGTGCCGGAAAAGTATCTAACAGCTTAAACAATGCGACAAGTTCCGCAAATAAGCTGAATAAGTCGACAAAGAAAGTTGGAGACACAGCCAAAAAGACGGCAAAGAAGATATCTGGATTGATGGGATTTGATCAGATCAATAAATTGACTGAAACAAAAGGATCATCTGGATCAAAGAGTTCTACACCATCTTCTGGTACAAGATCCGCAGCAGGTGGAGCATCTGGCGGTAATGTAGATATGGGCTCTCTTCCCAAGGGAGAAGATGAAAAAGCCACGAAACTTGGGAAAGGCTACGATAATCTGCGAAAGGCAATTGATAAGTTAAGAGTAGCTTTTAGTGCGTTTAGCAAGGTTGCAATAGGTGCTTTCAAGTGGATTTGGAAGAACATGTTGGTGCCATTGGGAAAATGGACCATGCAGAAACTTGCTCCAAAACTGATTGAATTATTAGCTGCAGCATTAAATGTACTGACAGCAGTATGCAAAGCATTGCAGCCGTTATGGCAATGGGCATGGGATCATTTGTTCAAACCGCTTGCTAATTTTGTTGGAGATGCGATCATCGGATTCTTAGATCTTCTGGTTAAGGGATTGAACGGATTAGCAAACTGGATCAATAAACATCAAGGAGCTGTACAGAATATCACAATAGCGTTGATAAGTTTTTTTATAGCGTTTAAATTGGTTTCGTTTGTTACGAAATTTATAGGCCCTATAAGTAATGCAATATCAGGAATCAAGATGTTTGGAAAAGGAATCATTTCATTCAAAACATTGTTTAGTGGATTATTTCCTAAGTTATTTGGCGTAGCAGGAAAAGCAGTGGCACTTTTGACAAGTCCGCTCGGAATTGCAATCGTGGTTGTTGGTGCGTTAATCACAGCAGGTGTATTGCTATGGAAGAACTGGGACAAAATCAAAAAGTCGAAGTTTGGAAAATTTATTTCTGGTATTGTAACAAGTTTCAAAAATTTATTGAAATGGGTAAAGAAAAATGTTCATCCGATCAAAGCGTTCAAGAAGCTTTGGGAAGGTATTAAGAATAAAAAAGCAAAACTGGAAGCTGAGGTAAAAGAAAAGGTTAAAGGCGCACTTGCATCTTTAAAAGAAAGTTGGGAATCTGTTAAAGATAAAGCTGCATCGTTGGTAGCAGAAGCGAAAGAAAAGGCAGATGGTGCTATTGCCAATCTGAAAGAAGGATGGGATTCCATTCAGGACAAGGCAGCAACATTGGTTGCGAAAGTCGAAGGAGCATTGGATACAGCGAAAGACTGGTGGTCCGATGTGAAACAGAAGGCAGCAGAAAAAGTTGCTGGAGTCGTGGCTAAGGTTCAGGGAGCATTAGATACCGCAAGGGACTGGTGGTCCAATGTTAAGGAAAAAGCAAAAGAGAAGATTGGAGATATTGCAGCTAAGGTTCAAGGTGCGTTAGATACTGCAAGAGATTGGTGGTCTGGTGTAAAACAAAAAGCTGCCGAGAAAGTAGAAGGTATCGAAGCAAAAGTTAAAGGCGCACTGGAAACCGCTAAAGATTGGTGGTCTGGTGTTAAAAGTGGAATTATATCTAAAATTGGCGATATAAAGAAAACAGTAGTTGCCACATATACTGCAATCAAGACAAAGGCTTTTGATTCTGTAAGGAATGTTTTTAATTCATTGAAAGATAAACCAGTTACATTAAAAGCTAAAATAAAAAACTTGGCTTCAAAGGGCATATCTAAGGTATCAAAAGCATGGAATTATTTAAGAACAAAAGCAAGCACAACGTTAGTAGCTAAGTTTAAAGATGTTTTTACTAGACCTTTGAAAGCGGCATGGAATGGAATTGCTGGCACCATAAATGGAGCGATTGGTGTAATAAACAAAATACCGGGAGTAAACATCAAAGGCAGGGTGCCAAAATTAGCTCAAGGTGGCTACGTAAAGAAAAACACCCCACAGCTTGCCATGATCGGAGATAACCGCCATCAAGGCGAGGTTGTAGCACCAGAAGATAAGATGATTGCCATGGCAAAGAAAGCAGCAGAATTATCTGGTGGCAGCAGTAAAGATGATCAAATCATCCGCTTGCTCATGGAACTGATCAATGCGGTCAAATCAATTGATACAGATGTTTACCTGGATGGCAAGAAAATAACCAAAACCGTAAACGACAACAATAACGCAGATATCAGAGCCGGCAAACGACCGATCTTGATTTAGGAGGGAAAATGGCAACACTGACATGTGGAAACACTGCATTGCCGGAGCCGGTTGAACTAAGCACTTCGGATGAGATCATCTGGAGTGCGAATACCGAACGATCATCATCAGGAGATATGATCGGAGAAGCAATTGCAGAGAAAAAGACATTGGATATCAAGTGGGGAGTCCTCACAGAGTCCGAAGTTAAGAAGATAAAAAATAATCTTGTGAAAGGATTCTTTCCGATCACATTTAGAGACATGGGAACAACGCATACCATCACTGTATACCGCGGGACTCTTACAAAAGAACATCTGGGGTATATCGGAGATGGTATTTATTATTACAAAAGTGCGAGCGTTCAGATCGTGCAGAAATAGGAGAGATGGAAATGAAGTTAAAAGAGATTATGAGAATCCACGAAGGATTAGTAAAACAGTCAAGCAAAGTTTACACAGCAAAATTAGGATATGCAATTTCTAAAAATATGAAAGCATTCCGAAAAGCGATCGAAGAGTATGATGAAAACCGCCTTAAGATCTGTGAACGATACGCAGAAAAAGATAAGGACGATAAGCCGATCGTGAAAGAAAACCAGTATGAAATGACAGATGAAAGCAAAGAGATTGTAAATGAAGAAATCAAAGAACTGCAGGAAGTGGATACTGATATTGATATCATGAAAGTTTCATTCGCAGAACTTGAACGATGTGAAAATGCAGATCGCTATGACATCCCATCTGTTGCAGATATTGAAGACCTGATGTTTATGATCGAAGACTAAGCCGGAGGTGATGCTATATGTATCAGGCAAGTAAAAAAATTGGCGATGCAATAGCAGGGTCAAACAGAAAATTTAATACAAGGCTTCTGGAGAATGAAAAAGTATTAGTAGAATCTGTAAAGAATTTTACAATAACGTCTGGTGCGGAAGAAATAACGATCGGGAGTGCGGTGGCGAGCTATGTTCAGGCAACGATCGAGAATAAAGGAATTGCATTGTCTGGAAAAGAAGTTAGTTTGGAGATCGGCGTGGAAGTCGATGGAGAGATGGAATATATTCCGATGGGGTTATATACGATCCAGAATCCCAAGATTGAAAGCAACAAGGTTACGTTTACCGCATATGATAGATTAGCAAGCAGATGCAATGGGGCATATTATTCTAAATTAAGTTATCCAACGGATGCAGTAGATATATTGGCTGAAATCAGCACGATGACAGGCGTGGCGATTGATACATCTACATTACAGCGAGGAATCCAGATCAATCAAAGAGCGATCATTGAGGAAGGTGATTACAACGAAGAAACCGATGAAAGCGAAGTGATCACAACATATGTAAATCCTTTTGATGGATATACATACAAAGAAACCATCGGATTTATCGCAGGATTATTTGGCAAATTTGCTATATGTGGAAGAACTGGAATGATCGAGTTTCGATGGTATCAGGATATTTCATATGAGATTCCAAGCAATATATTTTATAACGATCTGCAAGAAACAGAAGAAAGTTTCAGTATCAAAAGACTGACATGTGATAACTCAGATCAGACACTTTTATCTGGATCAGGAGCTACCGGCATAAGTATGCAAAATCCGGTTATGACACAGAATATATTAGACGGTGTTTACAATACTGTCCAAGGCTTAGTATTCACACCTGCAGCATTAAGATTTATCGGAGATACGAGACTTGATATCGGAGATATTATTACTGCTGTAAAAAATGATGGCATGAAATTCACAATACCGATCATATCATTGATAACAAGTTATGACGGTGGATTGATGCAGACAATTGCAAGTTATGGGAATACCGCCGAGGAAGATGATTCTGACACAAAAGGTCCTATAACCGAAATGGCAGAACGAGTTGAGTACGAATTAGCATTTGTAAAAAAACTCATGGTGGATAATCTTACAGCGACAAATGCAACGATCAAGAATCTGTCTGGAGATGTTTTGAAATTTAAAACAGGTGAGTTTGAAACTTTAAAAACTGATGTGGCAAATTTTAAACAGACATTCACAGATGACTTACAGGCGTCAAATGCAAAAATTAACACCTTAGAATCTGACCATGCAACATTTAAAGAAGCAACCGCGACGAATCTTAACGCGACAAATGCTAGAATTGCGAATATTGAGGCTGATTACCTAAAAGCTACAGATGCAAAACTTACCTATGCAACGATTACGAATTTAAATACTACCAACGCTGAGATTGCAAAGCTGAAAACAAAAGATGCAGAGATCGATAAATTAGTTGCAACAAAAGCTACGATCACGGACCTTAATGCAGCAGTCGGCAGAGTTGGAGTATTGGAAAGTAGTTATGCTAATCTCAACACGTTAGTAAACGGCAATCTTACATCTGACAACATTCAGAACTTAACATTGACATCAAAGAATACAACGATTGAAAACGGCATGATCAAAAATGCAATGATTGAGAATCTGTCGTTTGATAAGATCACAGGTATGGACATTAATACAACAAATCTGACGGTACATAGTTCTGATGGTAAGTCAAAATGGAGTGATAATACCATTCAGATTTCTGATGCAAACCGTGTCAGGGTCCAGATCGGAAAAGATGCTTCAAACGATTACAGCATGTCTGTCTGGGATAAGAATGGGAATCTGATCTGGGATGCTCTTGGAGCTACGGAGAAAACGATTCAGAGAAAGATTATTCGAGATGGTATTGTAGCGGATGATGCAAATATTTCTGGTTCGAAACTGGATATTAACAGTGTAATCAAGGAAGTGAATGGTTCTACGACGAAACTGAAATCTTCTACAATCGTTATGAACGATAAGAACCAAACGTTAGACGTCGTGTTTAATGAAATGGAAACAACAGTAGCAGATAATTTGAGCAGTGCTAAGCTGTATGCGGATGGTAAGTTATCCGATGCACAGAAGTATGCCTTAGAACAGGCAAATAGTGCGTTGAGCAGTGCTAAGAGCTATGCTGATAGTGCTGTGGATAATATAGAGGTTGGTGGCAGGAATTTATTAGTTCAAAAAAATATCACACAAGGCTATTTGTCTACAGATGGTAAAGGAAGTTTTATTGGTTCTGGCGGTGGAGATCAAACTAGTGATTGGATAGATGTTTCAGGAAATAAATATATAACAATTACTCTATATGAAGATTTTACAAACACAAATAATTCAGGAAGATATTGTGAGTATGATGCCGATAAAAATTGTATAAATACTGTTGTTTATAATCCAAGACAAAAAAGCAGTATTATTATAGAACTGAAAACTACCACAAAATACATAAGAGTTACCGCGATAGAATGCAAAACGCGAAGATATAAGATTGAAACAGGAAACAAACCTACAGATTGGACTCCAGCTCCTGAAGATACACAATCTCAGATCGACAATATCACAGAGATCACAACATCTCACACAACAAGCATCAGTACGATGCAGGGACAGATATCAAGTCTGATTTCCGAAGATACAACGATTAAAGGAAACTATGATACTTTGTTAAGTCGATATAATGCTACTGTAGCTACTGTGGACAGTATGAAAACTACGATCGGCGAACATACAACAATTCTAAACAATCAAAATGACTCGATTGCAGCTGTCACAACGAAAGCCAATACGATTGAGTCTAATTTGGCAGGAACAACACAGACTATATCGGAAGTTAAGTCTGGTTTAACCGGAACACAGGAAAGAGTCACGAAAGTCGAAACAAGTCTGACAGGTTTAACTACAAGGGTTTCTAGTACAGAAACGAATCTTGCTAATTTAGAAATTGGTGGCAGGAATTTATTGACTGGAGTTTCTTCTTATACAAAAGACACACCTTTTGAAAAGACGGATTCAAGAGCAGATGGGTGGATTGTATATCAAAATATTATTACCTCTATCGAACTTGAAGCTGGAAAAAAATATGTGCTACAAGCAAAAACTGATGGAAATTGGACTGCGAACCATGACACAAATGGACAAGATCCGTCTAAAAAACTGGTGACGTTATGGTTATGTAGTGATACAACGAATGACTTTTTTGATATGCGACAAGGATATGTTGTATTTACACCAACTGTTACAGCTAAATATAAATTAAGAGTTAATCAATATTCGAACGGAACAGATGCTTACACTATTCATTTGTGGGATATTAAACTTGAAAAAGGTTCAAAAGCTACAGACTGGACTCCAGCACCAGAAGATGTGGATCAGCAGATTACAGCTGCAGAAACAATAGCTAGTCAAACTGCTGATAAATTCAATTGGTTGGTTAAATCTGGTACAAATTCAACTGATTTTGAGTTAACTGATCGGACCGCTACATTAGTAGCATCTGCTATTAATATGAATGGGTTGGTTACTTTTAGTGGTTTAAATACAGATTTACAGAATACTATAAATAATAAAACGAATGTTTCGTATTTAAGTCTTAGCAGTGGCGGAAACAATCAAGCCTGTTGGAAAATAGCAACGATTAAAATTAGTGGTAATTATATAAACCAAGACATTATTATAGGAGTAAACCACAGAGATCATGGATATACAGAGTGTAGAATACAATTCAAGAATGCTGGTAATCCAGATCCAGGATTAGCTAGTTTTAGGCAAACAGGGCGACCTTCAAAATGTTGGCGAATTATTAAAACTGCAAATAGTACATGGGAGTTATATTTATATAAAACTGAATCGTGGGACGGTGGGCATGTCGTTAAATACATCAACCCATATCACACTACAGGCAATGTATCTGTAACATGGTCTGGAGAAAATGCAGACTTGCCTAGCGGAACAACCACAACTGAGCAAATGATAGCAGATCAAACAACTATTGATGGTGGGATCATTACAACTGGATATATCAGTGCTGATAGAATCGCAGCTGGTTCCATTACAGCAGACAAAATCGACGTTAATAGTATATTTGCCAAAGATATCACCGCAACAGGCACGATAACAGGTGCAAACTTGATAGGTGCGACTGGTACGTTTAGTGGACAGATTACAGCTACGGAAGGTAGTATTGGAAATTTTAATTTAAATAAAGCGCTTTATCTAACTAATAATTCACCATATTATTTTAGTCAATTTTGTGCAGAAAAAGTATACGGACTTATTAATGAAGGAGATATATATATTGGGTCAGAAGGAATTTATAGTTATTCTTGGGAAACTGGGAATATGTATATTGGAGATAGTGGATCTATACAAGCAGATGTTTCAAGTAGTCAAGGTGTCTGTATTGAAAATGGGGAAATATATATTTATAAATCCCTTTACTGTAAGGATTACCCAACCGCTTATGATGATAAGTATGGATTGATTTTAGCCGGCGGTTATGTAGCATCAGCCAATTACAGTGACGGAGGATCAATTGATAGTTTTAATTTTATACTCAGTCCTAACAAATTTAATATCAATGGGAAGATCTATGCGTCCAATGAATTACAAACTGGTGGTGATCAAGTACGTATTATAAGCGGTAATATCGGTTGTATGCTCAGAAATGATAGTGCCGATTTCTATATTTTACGTACCAGTTCTCGCGATCCTTATGGTGGTTGGACAAATGACAGACCATTTAGAATTAACTGGGCAAGCAATGATATTACATGTGGTCATAATCTGACAGCAAATGACCTTATTGCCAATAGTTGGCTTTATTGCTCAGAAGTACATAGTTCTGGTGCAGTTGTAATTGCTTCAGACAGTGAATCTTACTATTGGGCGCATGGATTCCAAATGGCTAGAGGAACATCGTGGGGAGGTGTATGTATCGGTGATGATAGCCAAGGATTACGTCTTTATGGAACTTCAATCTGGGCATCTCACAGTATATCTACTTCGGACGAAAATCTTAAAGAAAACTTTACAACTCTTGATCAATATGAAGATTTCTATATGAATTTAAATCCAATAGGATTCAATTACATCGGAGATTACGATGGTAAGAAAACTCATTTTGGATTTGGTGCTCATAAAACAGAAGACATCTTAGAATCCGAAGGATATGATTCTGACAAATTCGCTGTAGTAACACATAGACCGCTCGTACAGGAAGATATTGAAAAACGTTTTGGCAAAGATGTTACGGTTGATATTGAAACGGAATATGGTGTTTCTTATACAGAATTTATTGCATTAAATACCCATATGATTCAAAAGACACGAAAAGATTTAATATATCAAGCAGGTCGGATCGATATGCAAGAAGCGATTATTAACGATCTGCAGACAAGATTACTGCAGGCAGAAAAAACAATAAAACAATTAACTCAGGCATTGGCTTAATCGCTGATGCCTATATTTATGCAAAAATGAAAGGAGCATAACTATGTTAGAAACAAAGAAAAGCACAACACTTACAGGAACAATCACAGTAAAAGACGGAGATGTAGATAAACAGGTGGTTTATTTATCTGCAAACGTCACATCTGACGGAGCAGGTAACGATAATGTAAACCAAACAATTCAGGATCGGAATCTTTATAAAGCGAACAAAGTGCAGATCAGAAAAGATATTGCAGAGTTCACAAATAAGTTTTATGAGATTCAGGATGCAGAGGTAGAAGAATAGAATGAAAGAGAATATGGAAATCAGAGCAGGACCTTTATGGGTCCTATTTTTATGCACAAATATAATAAGAAGAAAGGAAGATTTAAATGATGAAAGAATTTATTATGTTACTAAGCAACAATATGTTCTTCAGGATTGTGATGATTGAAGTCTGCCTAGATACAATCTTAGGATCATGCAGAGCAATCAAAGAACATAAATTTAACAGCTGTGTTGGAATTGACGGAGCAATCAGAAAGGTCGCGATGCTGATATCGATTTGTTTTTTGATGGGAATTGATATGATAGCACACATTAACGTATTAAGTCTTGTACCTCAACAATATGTACAGTTCCTGGGAGTGGAAAAGTTAGGGTTGTCAGAATTTTTTGCACTTATGGACGGATTATATGAGGCAGTCAGTATTTTAAAAAATGCAGCATTATGTGGCTTACCAGTACCGGTAAGAGTTAGAAATTACATACAGAAGTTTTTAGAAGATATGACAGAAGAATTACCAGATTAGGAGGAAAAATAAAATGGCAAAAGCAAGTACAATTATTAAAAAGGCAGTAAGTTATCTCGGAACAAAAGAAAATCCAGCAAACAGTAACAAAGTCAAATTCAATAACGATTATTATGGAAGAGTGGTATCTGGATCAAGCTATCCTTGGTGCTGTACATTTGTATGGGATATTTTTAAGATGTGTGATGCATCAGATTTGTTCTTTGGCGGTAAAAAGACAGCATACTGCCCAGACGTAGAAAACTATTATAAAAAACATGATCGTTGGCACTCCACTGGACGGGCAGGAGATCTTTGTCTGATGGATTTTGGAAAAGGTAGAGCATCTCACATTGGTATTGTTGAAAAAGCAAATTCAGACGGTACATATACAACGATTGAAGGAAATACATCAAGGAGTAGCGACGATAATGGTGGAGTAGTCATGAGAAGAACAAGGAGCAAGAGTGTGATCCGTGGATTTGCAAGACCAGATTATGACCCGGAAAAGTACACTGCAGTAAAGAAGACATCCGACAAAGGAGCAATCAAGTGGATGCAGAAGAAACTAAATTCACTGACTTCTGGAACTAACATTGAAGTGGATGGAATCTGGGGAAGAATGACCACAGCACAACTCAAGAGATATTGGAAGCAATTAGGATGGAGAACAACAGGAACATACTGTGGCAAAAAAACTTGTGCAGCCTTATATTCTAACAGAAAGAATTAA